GGTATGACATCGGTTTCATTTATGTCCATATTGGTTTAACTTGCCCCTCAAATGGGCCTATTAGCGGCTCTACGCCCTCGTTTGGAGAGAGATTGCTTTGAGAGACAGGGGGGGTAGCCAAACCACCTAAAAAAACGCGTTCTGAGCGTGAACCCTTGGCATAGTTACATTTATAGCAACAAGCGACCATGTTAGAAATAGAATCATCACGGCCATATTTACGAGCTATCAAATGATCGACGGTATTAGCTTCTAGAGCACCGCAATAGTAGCAAGTGTATTGGTCGCGTTTGAGTACTAATAACCTATTGGCCCGGTACTTGCGGTAGTTACTTGATGCAAGTTTCTTAATGCCACCCATACAGTCTCCAATGATCAAGGGCTTTGACATACGAGCCATTATATCTAGCAACAATGTATTTATGGCATAAATCAAGCTGAGTGCGATATGGCTTATTCTTGATATAAACACTTCTAAGCTGACAAATACCATGATGGCTACCGTTACGAGATAATGGGTTCCAATTACTCTCCCTGTTGTATAGCTCATTCATCGCTCCCATCTCTTGTAGTGTGTGTACCTTACTAAAACCATACGCTTTTATAGGGTTAATCTCAGGGTTAAATAATCCTGTAAATGTTAAGGTCGCCGCTAGTAGACAATAGCCGGCCCCTAAGAGCCTCCGCGAGCTACCCGGTACACCGGCTCGCGAAACGAGAGGAATCGTATCCATCAAGTCAAGCGGAGTAGGCTCAGATTTGAGCATTTGTTTATAACAATTTGATAACAATTTGATAACATTTTGTTATAAAGCAACCGTTTCATAAGTTGTTCACACCTTGGCTAATTAGCTCTTTTGAAATGAGCTTTATACCTAGTACCCCGCAACCGTAACATTCCACTAAATAGCTATTGGATGGCATAGTGTCGAATTCATTTGTGATGGCATGGGGTAAAACCTCGTTGCATACCCGGCACTTTAGATCAATTAGCATTATTTGGTGTCTACTCTGCAATTTGAACAAAACCACATTACAAGCTGGCCGAAATCATCGTAAACATGTTGGCCGTGGCCTACCGGCTTTTTCTTTTCGCATTTATCGCACATTGTCATTAAGTGCGGGGTGAATGTATCTGGCTCGGTGCCAAACACTATCTCCCGGCCATCACTCATTCGCATTATCATTTCGCCCATTATTCCTCACCTTTCATAGCCATTATTAAAGCGTTTATAGTTAAGAGATAACCTCGGGAAGCGTTAGGGGGTATTTCACATTCAATAGGCCGACCGTATTCTCCGACGGCTTTAATTAGCACTTCGATAGGTACGGTAATAACCATACTCTCTAAGATAAATGACCAATGAGAAGCCCGGGATATAGTTAAACCCGAGCTAACCCACGATAGCGAGTTGGTAGAATAAAACTCGGTTTCGACATAGAAGTTCCCGGTTTTAATCCAACGCCTATCCCGTTTACATTCAACCGTTTCGATCGGTGCGGTTAATAAACTATTAGCGTAGACTTCTCCGGCTTCGCCGTATTTTAAATCCACATCCCAATTTATCGACATTATTTTGGAATTTTCTCGCGCCATTGACCGCTAGGAGATAACTCAAACCAATTCGGGGTGCATTGATTAGCTCTAGTTTTCTCGCTACAAACATACCCAAAATAGGGTAGTGCAGTTTTTTCCGAGGTGCCGCGCCTAATTAGCATTGTGCCGTGTTTGCAAGTTTTAGGTTCCTCTAATTCCCCGGTTGCTACCCGATCGGGTAAACCTTGGATTACTTCCCCTAGAGTTTCCATATCACCATGGTTTTTTTTGATTTGAGCTAATTGGTAGGCGCTCATTTGGTTTTCATCTACGACCACTTCGGCGCGTACTTTTGAGGCTTCTACCTCTTGTTTACTAGCTATTTTTTTTGTTTCCGTTTGTATCGCCGCTACTATCGCCCGACCCCATGCGCTTGTTTCGGCTATCATTAATTCATTACCGGCCGTAAAACCTTTACCGGGTAGCTCTTGCCAAGCCATCCCCACTCCGGGCCTTATATCTCCCGGGAAACGATAACAAGCCGCCACTACTACTATGTAAGTTGGGCCATCGCGTAAAGTTATAATCTCGTAAGGCTTATCTGGGTTCCATGGCTGTAAAGAGGCCTCGGGAAAGAAACCTTTTAAAACTTGTAATCTTATTGCTACATCTATGTAACCATCGTTAAAGGTCATTTTTTACCCTCTTTTATATCTACTACATCTACTTGGCGGCGGCCCAAATCATAACCGGCGCGAAATCCATCATCTAGACCGCGTTCATTGGCCACCACATAAGCTACATAGACGGGAAAAATAAACAATGCCATAAGAATCATTACCCAAATTGGTTGCGGTATTTGTGCAAGAAATTGATACATTATTTTTTCTCCCGATCTGCCGCAAACGCTTCAATAACGGCAGGTTCAAAACGGTAATGGCCGCCGAATGTAGTTTTATGAGCTAACTTGCCCTCGCGTACTAACTTGCGCACCGTTGAACCGGCGATGCCTAACATCCAAGCTACATCGGAAGTAGTTAGTAAACCTTCAAAACTACGCATTTGAACAGTCTTTTATAAGTGCTTGCATTTGGCCTTCGGTACAAATTGTAGACATTCTCGCGGCTAAGTAAGCGATGCCATTTTGGCCCCATTTTGCCTCGACTTTATCGCCCAAAATAATTGCTAATTCGATTGGTGCATTGTCATATTGACCGCGTATAGCATCTAGATAACTTGGCAAACTTGCTAAAGTATTTACTAACACCGCTTCAATTAGCTTAATATCGCCGGATTGATAAGCGGCGGTTAAATTTTCACCTGATAATTTTATAGCTTCTTCTATACGGTGTAACTCATTTTTTGTAGCTGACATATAAGGCCCCTAATCGCTAGTCGTTCTATACACCATTTGGCGCATTACTCGATTATAGCGATATAACCTATTGGCTTGTCAATTCTTACGCCGCGTGTCGCCGGCTAGTAATAATTCATAGATAGAATCTACGCGGGTTTCAACCCTAGCTAATCGCCCTTCGAGGTTATGGCCCCCGTTTTCCGGCTTTAACTCGCTTAGGTAGTGCTTAACTAACCACCCCACACACCCCACAAACGAGCCGACAATGGCCGTTAAGGCCACGATCAAGCCCGCCCATGAGGTTATAGTCATTTGTTTAGCTCTGTGTGTAGGTAACGGCTACTTGGCCGCCACCTGCCATTAGATTGTAAGGTTGCAATTCTATCCAACCTTCACCGACTCCATTAAATCCGACCCCGTTCATTTCGCCCGACATAGAGAAAAGAACCGGCTCCATCCAACCATCATCGGCACCCGAACCACCACTAGACCACGCCACCGAGCCGCTACAAACCGTGCCGGCGGGTGATGAAAAAACCATTTGGTTAGTGTTATGTTCAATAGATGCATCAAAATCATAGCCCCAACCTTCACCGCTAGGCACTTCGCCTATTGTGCCAAGTGGGTTATTTCGAATAGTTAAATGATAACCGGAGTTATTGGTAACTTGAAAATGTACTGGCCCCATTATTTACTCCCTACTGGAATTTTTAGAGCTTTGAGCACCGGACCGATAAACCCGGCAATAGCGGCGTTAGTTAGAATTTTAGGGTCTGTAATCCCAGATAGGAGTAAAGCCCCGGTAGCCGCGAGCGAAGCTCTTAAATATGACATCGCGGGTTTTTTTATTGCTTCAAGTAACTTTTTCATTGGTTTCTTCTTTCTTAATTGATAGGCCCAATTTTTCAATTAACGCGGCGGTTTTCGCTTCATTAAGTGAAATCTCGAAGTGCATCGGGTCTTTACGCCCATGGTAATTATATCCGGCGCGCAAACCATATTTCTTTATTAACGCATCTAATAAAACTATTTGTATAACCGTGTAGGTACCGATTGCACCTAACGGGTTTTTTAAAGAATTTAAATCTATAGCTGTGCCCGAGGCATGGTTGCTCAATTCTTTACTACCCCTAATGTTTCTATAAGCATATCCCCAACATTGACCGGGAATGAGCGGATCAATATGCTCGTGATATTGCTCGGTAAACGCTTTCAATAATGGTAATGCGGCTTCCGCGCAACGCAATTTAACGCCGCCCACTACAAAACTTTTTATTTGGATTTCGCTAGAAACGGTACTAGCCGGCCACCCGTTTTGGCTAGTTACCAAAAGGCTCTACCTCTGGCATTATCCAACGGCAAGTAGTTTCATCAAATCCAATGTTACCTTCTGGCTCTGGCGCAATAAAAGCATCTCTGGCTTGGTCATAAGAATATCCAATGCCAGCATAATTGAATCTTATGCGGTTGTTGTATGAAGTCCGCTTACATAATTGACCTTTGAAATTACCGTACCAAGTTTCGGTGTCTAAACCTTCGATTAGTTCAGTTTCATCGATACCAGTAATTACTTCGGTGACTATTCCATCTGTAATAAACGCGTAGTGTGCCATTATGCCCAACTCACATTTCCTGAGCCAGCGGTAATAGTTGCTCGCTTGTATCCACCACTTGCCGCACTTTCTGTTCCTGTTAAACCTGCGCCAATGGTAATTGTGCGGCTGTCGGGATAAAGCAAAATTA